AAAAGCCCTGTATCAAGTGTTACGCATATCAAAAGTTATGATGATGATGATACAGCGACAACTTTTGCAAGTACAAAATATTATGTAGATACTGCAAGTGTTCCATCAAGAATTGTATTGAGACAGGGAGAAACTTACCCAACATCTTTAAGAGTAGCTAATGCTTTAGAGATTCAATATGTTGCTGGATATGGTGGCTCTACCACTATTCCTTATGATATTAAATCAGCTTGTCTTACTTATTCTGCTTATTTATTTGAACATAGAGGAGATTTATTAGATGGTAAGAGAGTTCTAGCTCCAACATCTGCTACACAATTATTACAGGCTTATAAAGTCAAATCATTATCTACTAATACATATCAAGGATATGCTCATTATGGGGGTATGTTTGGTTGATTGGAGAATTTAGGAACAGAATAGCTTTACAGTCATTCACACCTTCAACTGATTCTGGTGGTGGTCAATCTATATCTTGGGCAACAGCTTCTACTGTTTGGGCTAAAGTAGAAAATTTATCTGGAGATGAAAATAGATTTGGCGACCAACTGCAAGACAGAAGTAATTATAGATTCACCATTAGATATTATTCTGCTTTGACACCAAAATATAGAATTAGTTATAACTCTAAAACATTTAATATCCAACATATAAGCTCAGTATTAGAAGGCAAAGAACGCTATCAAGTTATCAGAGCAGAGGAAGGAGTAGCGACTTAATGACTGTTAAAGTAGAAATTAAAAGCAAGATAAAACAAAAGACTGATAAAGCTGTTGATTTGTATGACCAGAAAACCGCTATTTATTTGAACAAAGTAGCAAATATGTATAGAAATTATATTGTTATTGGTATGCAACAAACTGCAAAGGGTGGCAGAATTTATGGTAAACGAAAGCACGAAGCATCTCTGCCAGATAATCCACCAGCCATTGATACAGGAAGATTAGTAAGTAGTATTTCACTTCATAGAGCTATGCCTTATATGGCAAAAAAAGAAGCAACAGTATTTACTGATGTTAAATATGCCAATATATTAGAGCAAAGTTTTGCAAAAGGTGGGTTGCAAAGATATTTTATGGGTAAAGAATCAAGAGCATTTAAACAAGCAGAGCAGTATGCTAATGCTAAATATAAAGATATTTCAATAGGGAAAACGAAAATAATATGAGCTTTCATTCTTTTGATGTACAATCCGCAATCTACACTATCTTGAATGGAGATAGCACACTTGATGCCATAGTTGGTAATAACAAGATATTTGATAATGTTCCGCAAGATACAGCTTATCCTTATGTTGTTATTGGTAATATTAATGTAATCAATACAGGAACAAAAACACTAGATGGAAACGAATATAATTTAGATATAGATGTCTGGTCAGAATATAGAGGTAAAAAAGAAATATCAGATGCAATGGAAAGAATCTATGAGCTTTTACACGACACCACATACTCGGTATCTGGTGCTAATTTTGTAAACAGTCAAGTAAGAAGCACTATAACGCTGGTAGAAAATGATGGAATTACACGCCACGCGGTGCTATCCTTATCTGTAATTGTTTATGACAGTTAATTTTTTAATGGAGATAGAAAATGGCAGTACAAAAAGGAAGTGCATTACTTGTCAAGGTTGGAGATGGAGCTAGTCCAGAAGTATTTACTACTGTTGCTGGTTTAAGAGATACATCAATTTCAATTAATGCCGAAACAATAGATGTTACAAATAAAGATTCAAGCAGAGTTAGAACTTTACTTGCTGATGCTGGTATTAAATCTTTTTCAATAAGTGGCTCTGGTGTATTTACTGATTCAGCTAGTGAGCAGACTATATTGACAAATTTTTCAGCCTCAACTTTTTCTAACTATCAATTTCTCGTGCCTGACTATAATACCTTTTCTGGAAAATTCCAAGTGGTTAGTATAGAGTATGCTGGTAGTTATAATGGAGAAGTAACTTACTCAATGAGTTTTGAATCTGCTGATGCAGTTACAATAGCAACAGTATAACTTAGGAGATTATTATGGCTTGGGAATTAAAAGCTATTGAAATTGGCTCTAAGAAATTAGATGCACAAGTTAATATTGGCGAATCTAGTATAGAGATTGAAGTTCCTTACTATAAATCTTTTAAAGATTCAGATACCATTAAAATTGATAAAGAATCTTATCAAATAACTTTTTCTAAAAATTTAGGGAATAGAGATGAGGTAATTGTCATAATTTGTAAACAGGAGAAAGAAAATGAGCACAAACAAGCTAAGAGCAGAAAAGATACTACTGTTCAATGATAAAGAATATAAGGCTAGAATGAGCCTTGATACGATTATCAGAATAGAACAAGCATTAAATTGCAGTATTTTGAAGCTAGGTAACAAGTTGGCACAAGCCGACATTACTATGACTGAAATAATCTCTGTCATAACTTTAGCAATAAGAGCTGGTGGGAATAACCTACAAGACAAAGAAGTTAAAGGTTTAGTATCAGAGATTGGCTTGTTAGAAGCTATTAAGATGGCTGGAGAGTTGGTAACTTTGGCTTTAAATGTTGATGACGATACTGACGAAAAAAAAAGTCCAGTAGAGGAATAGACGAAGAAGCCAACCTACCATATCAAAGATGGATTGAGATATGTGTAGGAATGATAGGTATTAATCCAGCAGTATTTTGGGAGATGAGCATTACCGAGATAACTCTAGCGATAAAAGGATTTAGTGAGCTCAATGGTGGTAGTAAAGATAAACCAATGAGCAAAGATGAACTAGAGGAGTTAAGGGAGAGATACCCAGATTACTAAATGGCGACAGAATTAGATAAGTTAGTAGTAAAGATTGAAGCAGACCCTTCTGGTTTAAAGAAAGGTATGGCTCAAGCCAATAAAGAAGTTCAAGCATCTACTCAAAAAATTAAAAAATCCTTGCAAGGAATGGGGTCATCTTTTGCTAAATTAGGTGGCTCTGCTCTTAAATTTGGTACAGTTCTTGGTGGTGTCTTTGGTGCAGTTGCAATTAAAAGCGTTGTTGATACAGGTATGCAAATTGAAACTCTTGAGGTTAGGTTAAAAGCATTATTTGGGTCAGCAGAAGAAGGAACTAAAGCATTTCAAGAAATGGTTAAATTTGCTGGTAAAGTTCCTTTTACATTAGGACAAATTCAACAGGGAGCTGGGTCTTTAGCAGTAGTATCAAAAGATGCAGAACATTTAGCTACATTGATGGAGATAACAGGTAATGTTGCTTCTGTTACAGGGTTAGATTTTAGAGCAACTTCTGAACAAATCCAAAGGTCTTTATCTTCTGGTATAGCTAGTGCTGATTTATTCCGAGAAAAAGGCGTTAAAAATATGCTTGGCTTTGGAAATGCAACCGAAGTTACAGCAGAGCAAACAGCAGAAGCATTACAAAGAGTTTTTGGTAAAGGTGGATTGTTTGGTAATGCAACAGATGAAATGGCAAAGACTTTGGGTGGAACTTTGTCAATGCTTGGAGATAAATTATTTCAGTTCCAAACTGCTATTGCTTCAACATTTTTTGAAACTCTAAAATCTGCTTTTGGAGATTTAAACGAAGCATTAGACGACAATAAAGAACAAATAATGGCTTTTGGAGAGGGCATTGGTAGAGCTTTAGCAGATTTAGTTATAGCTATAAAAAATAATTTTGAAGAAATAAAAACAGCTTTTAAATTATTAGGTGCTTTTATTGCTGGGTCTATGATTGCAAATATTATTTCTAAAATGAACGCAGTTAGATTAGCAGTTATAGCTACTACTGTTGCGATTGGTTTATTAATAGATGCTTTAAAAAAAGAGGTAAAAGTATCTGCTGAACAAAGAAAAGAGAATCAAAGAGCAAGAGAAGAAAGACAAAAATATTTAGACCAACAAGAAGAATTAAAGCAAAAAATTCAAGAAGCAATTAAAAATCAAAATGATTATGAGGAAGCATTAAAGAAAGCAACAGAAGCTCAAAAAGAACAGAGTGATATAATGGCAGAAGATATGAAAGCTCTTGAAGATTTAAATGTTGCATTTGAAATGGAAAATATTGATAAAGCAAATGCAAAAACGCAAGAATTTATAGATGTATTTAAAAATGCTGGTAAAGAAATATCAAATACTTTTGGAAAAGCTATAGCAAGTGGTGAATCATTTAGACAATCTATGCTGGATATATTTCAGAGTGTGATAGCTCAAGTTATTGCTTTAATAACTCAATTACTAGTTATTGAGCCAATATTAGAATCTATTGAAAAATCTATTAGAAAAGTGCAAGAAGCTAGAGAAGCTACTAAAAAAACAGAGCAAAGTAATGATTTAATTAGTCAAGCATTAGGATTTTTTAGTGGCTCTGGTGGATTTGGTGGTGGCTCTGGTGGTAGTGGTAGTATAGAGCAAGATTTGATTAGGTTAGCCATTGGAGCTT